ATCTAAAGACACATTAACATCTTTAGAGTTATCGCTATATTGTGCAAAGTGATCAACTAGAACGCCAATATCAACACCGCGAGATGTTGCACCAGAAATATCTTCGAACACACCAAGCATAGAGCGGCGAACCTCGATACCGTCAGCAGACCATTGCCCCCAAGCGTCTTTTGGCACAGTTGCAGCGTTACCGGCAAAAGTGTTTGGATTCCACTCGTTTGCGATACCAAATTGCTGCCCCAAACGCACTTCGTTTTGGTTCCATTTTGTCATATGGCCGTTAATAACAGCCGCCTGCTCTTTGGTGTACTTAGTCAGTTTAATCTGACTTGAACCGTTAGCAGTAATTACCTTGTTTGCTTTATTCATTTCTCAGCTCCTTATGCTTTAACGTAGCCGTTAGAAATAACAACATCTAAGAAACCTTCAGCAGCAAGGTTTTTAGCACCATCAACAAAAGCAAGAACAACTTCACCAGCAACAGCAGCTTTTAGCTTACCGTCTGCACTACATGAAAGCTCAGCTTGATCTGAATAGTTACCAGTTGCGGCAAGCATTTGATACTCTTGCTCTGGCTCAACACGATACGCAATAGCTGTTTCATCAGCCGTGTAAGCTGTTGTGATGTCAGTTTCGTAAAAACGACGATTTGATAAAACCATTAGACGACCAGCTGAACCGCCAGCAGCTTCAAGTTGACCTGCGTTTTTCTTAACAAAAATACCAGGGCTTAAAGTAGCCGAAACAGGTAAATTAATTGTTTCTGGTTCGCGCTCAACTGGGCCGCGATAAATTACATTAGCCATGATTTAGTCCTCCGCACCAGCATTTAAATCAATATCAAGCGTTTCAGTTTTAACACCACCATTTGCGCGATGGTTAACATTTAAGCCGCTATAATCAGCGAATGAGCCGCCATGCTTATTAACTAAGCTTTCTAGGTCTTCTTTACCCATTGCATTAACAGCAACTTCTGGTAAGCCTAAGTCAAGCGCATTAACAGCTTCGCGCAAGCCTTTTAGCTCGCCTTCTTTGTTAGCAGCAAGTTCATCTTTAAGCGGTTTAACTGCAGCGTTAACAGTTTCAGCGACAATTGCAGAGATTTCTTCGGCGTTCATAGCCTTGTCTTTTTTCTCTTTCTTCTTGTCGTCTTCGTCTTTGTCAGCATCAGCGTCTTTTTTCTTGCCGCTCATGTACTCGTTGTACGCTGCGAATAGCGCGTCATCATCGAGATTGTTAACCTCAATGTTGGCAGCGTTTAAAGCAGCAATCATTTTATCACGCATAATGCGATCCTCGTTTGTGTTTAAGTCTTGGTTATTATAACCAGATTCTTCTTGACTATCAAAATCACCGTGATTAGCAAGCCATTTTTTGAATTTAGTGAACAGGCCAGCTTCGTCATTAACAACGTCGCCAGCGGAATTAATAACCATATCAACGTCAAACACTTCCGTTTCATTGCCGTTAAAGCGCATCACTGTTGTTTCACCACCTGCAGGAGCTTCATTAAGCAATAGAGCTAAATGGTCGTAATCTTGGTTAACAGCAGTTTTATCGTATGACTCGCCTTTGCTGTTGGTCCCGCTTAGCTCGTTATTACTAAAAGTTAAGCCGGTGCTAACGCCGATGTTTTCTCTTGCGTTTAAGGCTTCAATGTATGATTGGCCATCATTTTGCGCGGCAAGCATAGACTTTTTAATATCTGCGTCTGCGTACCAAATGCCATCAGAGTTATAAACGTCGGTAATGTTTCCGCCGCTGTAAAAGTCTTGCATACCTACGCCATTTTTAGCGCTGATATTAAAACCTTGTGATTCTGGATGCGCTAACGTTAAAGGCTGACCAATCATTGACGGCATACCCTTAGCGTTCTCATCTGCTGAATAGAGAATACCGTTCATCACAGCATTGTCTGCTGTAATTGGAATACCTTTAATTTTGTAATGGGTATCAGTCTCGCTCATTTGAGTCTTACTGATATTTGTATAAAGGCGAATTTTGTTCATACCGTCCTCGCTATTAGTTGATGTACCTTTTGCCGGAATACAATCCCAGTATATCAAACTAAAGGTGTTAGGGTTAAATCCACGCGGAGCTAAGCCAGATGCACGAGAGCAGTAATTCTTTTTAGCCTTTGGGTTGTCTTGGCGTGTTGGCATACTTGCATCACCAAAGTGTAACGATTTTCCATCAGACTGGCGAACAGCTTTAAATGTTTTACCCTTGGCTGTTGGCTTTTCTATTTTAACTTTGCCAATGCCATAACCAAGCGTATAAGTTGAACCAATTTTGAAGCGCATAAAAAAGCCCTAAAGTTGTTTAGGGCTATTGTAGTTTATTTATTGTTCGGTGTTAAGGTTGTTATTTATAGCTTACTCATCATCTTCTTCAATCCCAAACTGCACACTTTTGTCGTGATTTAATAAAATGGCCTCGGCTAATGCTCCGGCCTTGCGTTCTGTTTCGTCCATTTCAGATACTTCTTTATTCTTGAGTAGACTTAGTAATTCCTTTGCTAGTCTAATTTCCATTTCGCTAACCATTTGATTCATTCATCGTTAACTTTCCAAAAACACTGACAACAAGGCTGCACAAGAAAAGAAAACAATTAAAACAAAATAAGCTTTAATCCAACCCCAATTTGCATATAAAAACGCTTTAATATTTTTAATCATTTTTTATTTCCTCTCCAGTGCTTTCATCCAATAGCACATCGTAATCGGGCAAATAAATACCATCGTGATGCACTTCGTATTTTGTGCCTTTTGCTTCTAGCTGCTTTGTTATAGGTAGCGACTCAAGCAGTTCTTGTTCGGCTTCAAGTTTTGTTATCTCGTACACAACAACCTCCTATATAATTTTCCCTAACTATAAATAAAAAACTTTACATTGTAAAGGTAATGATTATAATGAGTTTAAATTTATTAATTGGAGAAACAAAATGAGTGATAAGAAATATCCGTATATTGGTGAGTCTATTAGCGGCAAAAAGTATCTTGTGTATTCAAAAAGCAGCGGTTTTAAAATTGATAAAGGTACATTTCATGGCCAATTAAACGCTGATATGATTGAAAACATCACCCGCGAACGCCTAGCCAACACATACGGCAAATGTGAGAGTCAAGAGCATGCTAATTTTATTTGTGAGCTTGCGGATAGTCACGGAATCAGAGTGACAAATGATTACAACGAAAGTTTTGGTAGGGTTTATTTTGTCTGCGAAAAGGGTTCATTAAGCTTCTTTGAGGCTTTATGTACAGATTTAGAACTAATCCACCTACCACTACCACCAAAGGAGAAGCCAATGATAGAAACTAAACCAACCTACACAAAAGAAATGCATGAGCGCGGTGAATTGCCGCCAGTTGGTAGTTATTTTGTTATGAATGATATTCCGAATCATGTTAGCTATAAAAAATTCGAGGGCTTGCCTTGCAAGGTTTTAGCTTTAACTGAACATGAAGATGGTGTGGTTGTTACATTTAACAATGAGCGGGAGGGCTTTGGTGCACTGTGGCACCATGAAGGTATGGGACCAATCCCAACAATTGAATATGAGCTAGCTTGCTTTCTAGATAAAACAGCTGGCCTAACACACGGCGAAAGAGTTATACAAATGCTAAAAAAATTCAACATAACACCGAAAGGAGAGTGAGATGCTAACAATTGCAGGACTATTAATTGAAGCTGAATATCAAATAAATGTGGGCGGTGCTTATTTGTTTTTATTCTTGATTGATTGCATATTAACCGTTGGGATTTACGATTTAATTAAAAGTAAAGCGCAGAAATAACTGCGCTAACTAAGGAGAAATAAAATGAAAGAATCGAAACAATTATCGCCAAAGTTAATGAATGGCAAAGATTTAATTAAATTATTAAAAGATAACGGTGTCATAAATCCTGACACCGAAGTATTTAAAGTTTGCGTTAAGGCCTCTGTGAATGAAGCTGCGGAGGTCGAGGTTAGCTATTATCCACGTGCTAACTAAGCCAATTATCTAAAAACGCGCCGTTGCCGTGAATTAACATCTCGTCAATGGCGTCCATTAATGTGTCGTACTGGTCATCAAATCCTTTTTCTTTATCTGTTAAAACGCCCACTGTAATTCCAGAAAGCTCAGCTAAGAACGGTTGAACCCACTCTGTACTATATGCAGTTTCACCCGACTCGTATGTGGTATTAAATATTTTATTACCTTCATCATCGTGCAGTTTTGGAATAAACACCTTACCCATTTTAATTTGCGGCTGGCAGTTGTTGTGCCTAATCAGTTTGTTCTGGCCCTGTCCGCGCTGAACTGACATAACAGGTATATGTTTGCGCTTTTCTAGTGTGGTTATCAAACCTTGACCTGCTTGCTTATCCTCAATAGACATATAGCGAATAGTTAAGCGCTGGCTTTGTGGTGAGTTTGTCCACTTATCCCACAGCTCCTCAGCTTTTTCTAACAAGTCAGTCGGGTCCCATTTACCGCGACAACTATCAAGAACGTACATATTGCCATCTGAACCCATTCCGCAAAGAGTGAATACAGTATAATCGTTATGGTCCTTAACTTTGCCTGAGTTGGTGTCAACATAAACTGCAGCCCATTCGAGAAATGGTAACTGCTCATAAGTCTGAAACCAATCAGTATCAATAAGGCCACCAGAAAGCATTTTAGGGTTTTGCATATACTGGCTAAGGAATGTGTATTCGTCACGTTCCCATAGGTCTAGTAATTGGTCTATATGCTCCATCTGCGGCCAGTATGACCAATATTCGACGCCGTTAATTACCCTGCTGTCAGTATCTTTTATCGTGTTCCAGCAATCTTCTTTAGTGTCATCATCTAGAGTATCAAGAAAATCTTTTGTTATTAGTGCGGGTATTTGAACCAAATCAAACTTAACACCCATACCACCAGCGAGGCAAAATCCTATAGTGTCCTCAACATGCAACCGCTGTTGAATAATAAAAAACGGTGTAGGGTGGTCTTTACTTTTATCGCCGCGCCTTGAGCGAATAGTGTTTACAAGCTTTCGGTGTGCTGCTTCACGCTTAACAGGGCTAAACATATCCTCTGGCTTGTCAGGGTCATCTAAATTTATAGACCCGCTGAACTCATCACCGAAGTAACCGCCACGACCACCTGTTATTTGCCCACCCATTGCGCGTGATACAGTCTCACCTTTAACTTTGCCTTTCTCATCTACAATTTGCCATTCTTCAGCCTGGTTAACGCCAAACGAACAAGGCCAAAGCTCTTGGTATTCCTTGCTGGCAATAATGTCACGTGTACGCCTTGAGTTTCTTTTAACTAGAGTATCGGCGTATGAAAGGTTTAGATTGCGGAATCGATTTAGCTTACCAGCTTGCACTAGCATATTTGTATATGCTGGCAAATGAATACTCATAAACTCGGTTTTAGTACCGCCAGGAGGAAGTGAGATTGCTAAATTATTAGATGGATTATCACCACGCAAAACGGCGTCTATTTTTTTAGCCATTAGTCGGTGATGCCAGTTAACTAGAAGCTTGTCACCTTGAATTAGTTCAAACCACAGTCTAGTGAAGTTTAAAAAGGAGCGTTCCGATCGCTCCTTAATTGCTAGACGCTGATAAAAGTTTAGGTTTTCCCATTCAAGCATCAATCAAGGTCTTCCAAGTGACCGCTAGCCATTTCATCTTGCGCCTTTTTGTACTCGCTAGGTGAGTAAGTTCTCATTGAGCCATCAGAGCTTGTGTGGTCCGTTTTAACTTCCTCTTTAAGGCCTAAGTCACGCGCAATAATGTTGGGGTTAAATATGCCAGCAGCCGCGCCGGTGAACTTCTGCTCACGAATAACGCTGTCAATTATGTTTACGACTTCCAAATATTCCGGCTTTTCTTTGTAATTGTACCAAGTTGATTTACTAATATTTAAGAATATCCAAAGGCCCTCGAGCGTCATAGCTCTTGCTTTTGGCTCTACGCCGCTTATAATTTCACCTTGGCTTGAAAACAGCTTAATAGCGTTAATTGTGTTTTCTTTGCACCAGTTAAAATACTCGTAAGCTCTACTAAGCATTTCATCTGGAGACTTGAATTTAGGCGGCTTTCCTACACCTTGCTTTGCTACCTCCCACAGCTCCATACATCACCACTCAATAATTAATCTTGCCCCAATTATAACATTAAACTTTAGACAATAAAAAAGCCCATCAAGGGCTTGGTTATCAACTGTCTTGCTGTAAAAATTCATAACTCCAATCGTCAAGCATGCCACTCCCAATATCAACCGACTTGTTGCAAATTCTAAGCTCGTAAACACCATCTTTCAGGCTATCAAATCCATTAATCCGCAAAACATCATACTCTATATCATCCATAATCTGATTTAGAGTAATGTTTGACCTACCTTTAAGAAGCGTCACTTTTTTCTGCTTTGAGAACGCGCTGTAATTTTTATGCCAGTATATAGTTGTTTCTACTTTGACAATCGCTTTAATTGGTCCCTTTTTCATATCACTCTCCCTCTGGTGGTGTTGGTAGTGGCATCCAGTGAGTTACCTCCATCTCCACACCAAAAGAAAAATCATAATCCCAAGATATAGACTCATTACCTATTTTCCAGCAACCATTAAAATCACGACTCCTTTCGCCTACACTTGGGTGTTCGTCATTCACCAAAATAGAAACGGTTACATCTAACGCTGGCAACTCATCCTCAACACTAATCCACTGGCTTTGCTTCTTAAGCTCTGCGTTTTCTGCTTGTAGTTTTTTAATTTCCTCATTTGCTTCGGCTAACTTTTGGCAAGGTGTTACCCCCTCGGTTTTTTGCATTGTTAACGCAAAGGATTTTGAGCTATCTTCCTTGCATTCAAAAGTTTGCTCAATGTAATTTACCGCGCCAGTTTCGTCAAAGTAATCAATCAGCGCATCAGCCAATTCATGTAAAATACTTTCGTGTTTATCACTCATCACTATCACCTTCATACTTACAATGCTGTGCGTCAATACCAGATTGATTACAAGCCCACACCCTAAAACTATCAATCAAACTAGGCTCTCCATTAAATAAAGCAACCGAAATAACAACTGCTACTATTACACCCAAAAAAGTATCACCAAAACTTTCTTTATTTTCTTTACTCATCATATCCACCCATTAGTATGTTAGTTATTATCCAGTTAATCATTTTCACCAGTCCTATAGTAAATTTTATCTCGCTCGAGTCTTTCGATATACATATCTGCTTGATCTGGCGTAATGCGAACAACCTCAACTAAGTACAAGCAAAGAACACTATCCCACTTCTCAAGGTTATAGCTTCCATGTTTATTTGGGGTTAATCTCCATTTTGGTTTTTTTGTCTTGCTAGACTTAAATAAATTAGTTAGCCAGTTAATCATATATCACTCGCTTAAATCTTTAATTGTTTTTAATATGCAAGCATCTAATAGCTTGCGGTTTGTTTTGTACCAGTTACTTACCGTTTGCCGGCTTTTATCTACGCTATCAGCTACCATTTGAATAGTTACGTTAGCCTTTAGGTGGCTGGTTTTTGATTTTATATATTGTGATGGTGTCATTTATTCACCCAACACTAATTCTAGCCCTGTCGCAAGCGTCATCACCTGGCTTTGTCGTGCTTTTTGCGTCATCAATCAACTCTTGGTCTATTACTGTAATTGCGTTTTTCATCACTTACCCTCCATTAAATCTTGCGCTAACTTATAACCGTCGAAATGCTCATTGCGACTGCGGCACTTGTTAGCCGCAAATACGCGCTCATCTTTCTGGTCTAACTCTTGGCGCAACAACATGTTTTCCTCAAGCAGCTTGGCTATCCTTTCCGCTTGGTCATCGATATGCTTTTGCATTAAATCGCGCTCACCAAACTGGTTGCAGCAGTGGTTTTTACAGTTCATTTCGCTCTCACCCTAAAACGCTTATAACTACACTTGCAGCCATCCATACAGCTCCAATTATTCTAAGTTCAGAATCATTATTTTTTATCCCAGCGATACCAGATAAAGCACCAATTAACAAAGTTAAAATACCAGCGATTAAAACAATCATTTTCTCTCTCCAAATAACCAATTAAAAAAAGCCGATGCAGTTACACCGACAGTAATCAAATACAAAATAAACGACATTGCAACTTCTTGAGTTCCATAATAACGCGCTGAGAACTCCACCAAGGCGATAGTAGCTAAAATTGCTAACATATATCGCCCTGAGCTATAAAACGCGCTGAAAATTGATTCTAGGCGGCTTAGATTCTATTTACTCATACTCACCACGCGCTTTAGCTAGTAGGTTTTTTATTTTTTCACCTTCATCATTAAAATAATGACCTTCACCAACTATCACTTCCTCAATCTTTTCAACTAAAGATTCAAGCATCTCATACATTTCTGGCGCTGCTGCTATTAAGTGTGCGTTTGCTTTTCCTTCTGAAAAAACTTGGCAGTCAGCTATAGTAAAAAACCCATCCCCAAAGTTAACATTGTAACCAACTTGGAAATTGTTTTTTATAATCCACTCACCTTTAGTAAATTTAGTTTCCACATCTCTCTCCAATTAAAAATAAGGCTGACAGGGTTGCTCGTTTGAAAAGTTAAAACCTGCCAGCCTTGCGCTAATTATTTAACCTGTAATTCAGTATAACCATTTAACTTTATATGTAAAGCTTTTTGTTTAATTTATTGTGATTTTTTACTGTGGGGTAATGTAGGGTAAAAATAGGGTATCATTACCCCACTCTACAGCCCCCGCAAATACTAGTAATAATATATATATAGGGTAAATAGGGTGTATTGTATTGTATTATTATTATTTTATTATTGTATATGTATAGGGTGTGTGGGGTTTAGTAGTATTTGTGTTTTTATAGAAAATTACCCTATTTACCCCATTTTGGTATAAAACCAAGTAACCACGCAGCTTTCAGAGTGGGGTAATTTTTCGTAAACCTACCCTATACTACCCCACGATTACCCCATTTTTCGTGTTTTTCTTCTATTTTTTAGATTAAAACCTCTTGTTTAATCTATTTATCGAATTGTACTTTTAGCTTTATATGTATAGTATTGTAATACAGCATAATACAGGAGAGAAAAGTGGACGCTTTAAAAGTTACATCATATAAGACAACTAACGGGCTTGATTCGCGCTTTGATGAGTGCGCTAAAAGTCTGAATATTGATAAGTCAAAAATACTACGCTCACTAATTCAAGACTTTTGCGAATCTTCAGAAATGGCGTTTATGAGTGATTTTGTAAAAGCAAAGTTGACCTCTGATATTTTAAAGTCAGAAAAGAAATCTCGCACATATAATAAGTAAGGGTTGATTATGCAAAGTATAAATACAGATAGCATTGTTAGCCTTGAGAAAGTTCGCGGCGGAACAATGGAAGGTGCAAACCAACACCAGGAAAGCTGGCCAGAACCTTTACTTGCTGATGGCGATAGAATTTATTTACCGATGAATTTAATTGATCATAGTAGTAATGATTTATTAAGCAGTTTAAGTTCTCAAATTGCTAACCAGGTGCAATTTCCAGAAAGCTCAGTTTACTTACATGGCATCGGTTGCGTTGCTGCAGCAATGGCTAAATCTTTTTATGTTAACTATTTTGGTGAACTGACAACTAATTTATATATCGCTACAGCGCAGCCGCCATCAACCGGTAAAACCGGCGTATCTAGCTACTTTACAAAGCCGTTATTACTGGCAACTAAAGAGCTAAACAAGTTACACGCAAAAGAGCGCAATAAAATAGATCGAAAAATCGAAGCGGCAAAAGCGGAGTTTAAAAAGAACGGCATCAGTGACGATGAAAAATACGATCTGGTAAGTGAGATTGAGCGACTAACAGAAAAGCTCGATCAATTCCCAATATATAAGCCGTACTTTACTGACGCGACACCAGAAGCAATTTGTAATGAAGCATCAAAGCAAGGTGGTTTATTTAATATTATCTCAGATGAAGCGCAATCAATTCTTACATCGATTGGCCTAGCGTATGGTGATGGAAAACGCGCACCAAACAATGAGCCAATTTTAAAAGGTTGGGATAATGGCTTTGTTTCAATGGTCCGCGTTAGTCGTGAAATGCCTGCGTTTGAAATTCGCGGCGGTATTGCGGTTTTGGCCCAGTATGAAACAGTACGCGCAATCCTTGAGATGTCCGGCCGTGAAAATGGTTTAACTGAACGTTTTCTATTTGGTTATGAGCCCCACAGATTAGGAACCCGCGACCACTCAAAATACGAGCCGGTAAACGAAGCGGTAAAGGCGCAGTATTCAAAACTAATTCACAACCTAACGTTTGCAGATAAAACGGTTTTATCGTTAACAAAAGATAGTCTTGAGTTTTTGGTAAATAAAAAGAATGCGTTTGAACCTTTAATGGCAGACGGTCAAATTTACTCGAGTAATTTAATGCGCGGTTTTGTCGGTAAGATGGATAAGCAAACTGTAAAAATTGCGGCAGTTATTCACGCTGTAGAAAACTTTGAAAACGGTGTAAATGATACGGTTATCAGTCATCGCAGCGTTGAACGTGCATTTAATATTTACAGTGAGTTATTAAAGGTCTTTGTAGGTGCCGCTGACTCTGAAGGTTACGGCGGTATTGAGTCGCAAATAAAAGTTGTCGTTAATTGTTTTAGAAACCTTATCGAGAAAAAAGGTCGCAATAAAATTAAGGTGCGCAACCTGGCTGACAACGTAAAGAAAACCGCACCATTCAAAAGCCAAACAAAGCTAATGAATCACATCAAGAATAACTTAATGCCTGTACTTCAAGCGCGTCAAATTTGTTGGTTTGATGATGCTAACGAGTCGGTAATTAAAATCAATCCAAAGGTGGCATAAATGATCGACGTTGAAGATTTAAAAGCCAAGGTAAACATTGTCGATATTATCGAGGAATTTGTACCGCTTAAAAAGTCTGGGAAAGATTACTTTGGTTGTTGTCCTTTCCATGGTGAAAAAACGCCGAGCTTTTCAGTTAACGAGCGTGACCAATATTATTACTGTTTTGGTTGCCATGCAAAAGGCTCTGTAATTGATTTTGTTATGGAATATAAAAGCGTTGATTTTCTTGAGGCGTGTAAATACTTGGGTGCTGACATTCACGAAAGAGAAACAATGCGCGGTGAAGTTATTAAAAAAAGACCTACCTACGCGCGCATGCCATTTGATGATTCATTGAGTGACAACCAGATAAGTGAGTTTTTATCTAAATGCGACACGTTGACGCATGGTGAAGAAACGATATTTACCTATGGATGCGACCAAGTGTTGATTCTAACTGACATAAACAGTAAGCCGGTTAACTTAGCTTTATGGGATGGCATTAAACACCGTTATTACAATAAGCATTTTGTTTTTGGTGCTTGCGCAATATTTGGTGAGTTATCCGGTGAAGTTGTTATGTGTGAAAGCTGGAAAGACGCAAACCGATTAAGTCGTCTTGAGGGTAAAAACACAATCTACTTTTTTGAGCCGTTAAACCTGTTTTACATCTGGCAAGAGTTAAAGCGCAAAGGGTGTGAAATAAAAATAATTTGTAAAAGCGATGAAGCAAAGTTTCACGCTGATAATTTTGGATTAACACAATAAATAACTTTACATGGTAAAGTTAAATGCATATTATTAACTGTGAATTAATTGGAGAGTAAAAATGAACAAAAATAATTTAACAGTGCTAAGTTTATTCGACGGTATGTCATGCGGTCGAATCACATTAGATAAAACGGGTATAACTCCTAAAGCATACTACGCAAGCGAGTTAGATAAATTTGCAATCAAAGAAACTCAAGCGAATTGGCCTAACACCATTCAGTTAGGAGATGTTACAAAATGGCGTGAATGGGATATTGATTGGTCGAGTATTGATTTATTAATAGGCGGCTCACCATGTCAAGGTTTTAGTTTTGCTGGCCTACAAGCGGGAACCAAAGCTAATTTAAACGGCGTTGATTTCATCATAGAAACGCGCGAACAATATCTACAAGCAAAATCTGACGGAGCGACTTTTTACAGTCAATCACATTTGTTTTGGGAGTACGTTTTGTGTCTTGATTACGTTAAAGAGAAAAACCCAAATATAAAATTCATGCTTGAAAACGTAAAAATGAAAAAATGCTTTATGGATATGATCACTGATGCAATGGGCGTTGAACCGGTATTTATTAATTCTGCATTGGTTAGCGCTCAAAATAGACAGCGTTATTACTGGTGTAATTGGGAGGTTACACAGCCAGAGGATAGAAAGTTAGTTCTTTCGGATATTATTGAAAGCGGTGTTGTAGATAGAAGTAAAGCGCATTGCTTGGACGCTAACTATTTCAAAGGCGGAAACTTAAAAAGCTATTTTGAGAAAAATAGGCGTCAACTTGTTTTTAATAGCGCGGCTATTGTTGGCAGAAAAATAAATCCAGAAACAGGAAAGCGCGAAGATTACAATGCGGACTTACCAACATTGCAAACTTTAGAGGTGCAAAACCACGGAAAAGCACGATGCTTATCAACTGTTAGCAAAGATTGTTTAGTTAGCAGCTTACCACCTGGTAGGTATCAAGTTAACGATAATAAGCGTGTAAAAGCTATAACGGAAAACGAGCACGGATATAGACCACACCGAGGGGATGATAGGAAAACAGGTATTAGTGAGCTAGGCCGAATTTACAAAGCCGGCGCCAAAGTTTACACGTTAACAACATCACACCAGCCAAAGCTTGCTTTAAATGATGATATTAATAATTTGCAATACAGAAAACTAACAGTTGTTGAATGTTGCCGCTTGCAAGGCGTACCAGATAACTACTTTAAAGTATCAAGCAACACTCAAGCATACAAAATGCTAGGTAACGGCTGGCAGTGCGATACTATCGAGCATATTTTTAATTGTTTATTTGAGGTGTGTTGATATGTACAAACTAAGAGACTATCAACAAAAAGCGCATGACTCGACTGTTGAACATTGCCGCGATTGCCACAAAAGCCAAACTTTTGACCCCGCTTTTGTTGCTGCATCGGTTGGTGCTGGTAAAACACTGTCAATTGCATTTATGGCTAAACACGTATCAGAAAAAGGTGGTCGTGTTTTAGTGTTAGCCCGTCAAGGTGAATTGATAAAACAAAACGCAGAAGATGCACAGGCGATTGGTTTGCGTGTATCAATTTTTAGCGCAAGCCTAAACCAAAAATCAACATACTATCCGATTGTTTTTGGCACCGAGGGAACGGTGGGTCGCTCACTAACTACTGTGTTTAAGAATGCCAAGTTTGATGTAATTTTAATCGATGAGTGTCATATGGTCCCGTGGCAAGACGCTATAAGCCAGGAGCCAGAAACGCAGTACGGTAAAATATTAAATCACTTTAAAGCCATCAACCCTAAAGTTATGGTTGTCGGTTACACTGGCTCACCTTATCGTGGTAGTGAGTCCATACTTGGCCCGTATTGGAAAAAGCAATTAAGTGACATTTCAACCTATGAATTAATCAACAAAGGTTTTTTAGTTCCTCCGTTGTTTGGCTTTGGTGATGAGGCGCATCAATATGAAAGCATGGCAAAGTTTGACATTAAAGGCGGCGAAGGTGCGAATGATTTCACTAGTAAAGAGATGGCCGCAATGGGTCGCGCTGTTTGCAAGGAGCAGACTAAAACGCAAGAAATTATGGCGGAAGTTATCGAGCGCACCAAAAACCGCCATGGTGTATTAATCACTTGCGCTAGTAGAAAGCATTGTGAACAAGTTGCGGAATGCTTACCTGATGGTAGTTGGGGAATTGTAACAGACAGTACAAGCACTAAAGAGCGTATGCGTATTTTAGACGGTGCCAAAGATGGCTCAATAAAATACGTGATGCAAATTGGCTGTTTAACGACTGGTGTAAATGTTCCGCTTTGGGACACTTGTGTAATCCTTCGCAAGATTGGCAGCTTAACGTTAATTATACAGCTTATTGGCCGTGTACTTAGAACACTAAAGGAACACCAAGTTGAAGCTGGCCTGATAAAAAATGACGCGCTTGTTTTGGATTACACCGACACGCTAGAGCAAATGGGTGATATTTACTGCGACCCGCTTTTAGAGCAAGCAACGTTAAGCCGTAAAAATCCAAGCGATGTAACTCAAGAATGCCCATTATGCCAACAAGTAAACACAGAATTTGCAGTGCGTTGTATTGGTCATGATGAGTCTAGTGAAGATGGCCGTTGTGAACATTACTTTATGTTTAATGAATGCAAAAACTGCGGTGCACATAACGCACCAACTGCCAAAACATGCCGTAAGTGTGAAGCTGTATTGATTGACCCTAACGCCGCGCTAACAGGCAAAGCTTACAGTGATGCAGACTATAAAGAAGTTGAACGCATGGAATTAACCGAGTCAACCGGCGGAAAACTTAGAGTTGCTTACTACCTAAAATCAATGATTAGCAAAATGGGTATTGAAGAACATGAGGTTGCTATTGAATGGTTGGACCCGTTTTTTAATACGCAATTCCATAGGGCAAAGTGGCGTCAATTTGTTGAAGATCATGTTTCGAGTAATCAATGGAAACGCGCGCTAAGGTCTTGCACAAGTGTAGCTGATATTATTCAAAACCAATCAGCAATAGAAGTTCCCGAAGCGATAACGCACAGAATTAACGATAAAGGATTTAGTGTAATTAACCGCAAGAAATTTAAACGGGTCGAGCAATAACGCTTGACCATTTAACTTTAATCTATATAATTAAATTTATTCCTTAACTATTGGAGAGAAAAATGGAATCAAATAAAATTTTAAATATGTCCGATACTGATTATCGTAACGCTGAAGGTGTTGCTAACAGTGAATTGAAGTTAATTGAGAATAGCCAGAGTGATGTTATCTGGACAAAATCAGCGCCAACAGATCCAACTTTAGATGCTACGGCGTCAATAGGCAAAGCTTTACATTGCATGATTCTTGAGCCAGAGAAATATCATGACTCTACATTAGTATCAAGCGTTAAGGGTCGAGCCACAAAAGCATTTGAGGAAATGCAAAGCGATAACCCTACTATGATTTGCCTAACACCTGACGAAGCTGAAAAGGTAAAAGTTATATATGCCAGCGTTATGGCGCACCCTTCTGCTGCTGCAATTATTAACGCTAAGGGTGATTGCGAGTCAAGCGTATTTGCAACCGACCCAGAAACAGGTGTTTTATTAAAGTGCCGACCTGATAAAGACTGTGTTAAATCACTAGGCGCTTGCGTTGATATTAAAACAACTGCTGATATTGGCGCGTGGCGTGTTAAAGATTCATTTGGCAATAACTTGCGCTGGAAAAACCCACTATTTGAATATGATTACGGTCATCAAGCGGCTTTTTATCTACATGTTTTAAGTCTGTATTACGGATTTGAAGTTAACAAGTTTACATTTGTTGTTGTGTCAAAAACTATTTCTATGGGCAAGTACCCGGTTGGCGTCTTTAGCGTTACTCGTCAAGAACTTCAAGCCTGGGGATTTTGGGATCGCATGTTAGATAACATTGAAAAGTATCAAATGTGTCACGACACAAATACATGGATTGCTGAAGAAGGTTTTTCATTTGAAGTTATCCATGATGACAGTGCAAGCGGTGAAGTTGAAGTAACTTTTGAGGGTGATAACAATGCTTGATATTTCTCAAACTACAAAATCAAAAAGCGACCAGTTAAACGCCGATGACTTAGTTGGGCTTGACCAATACATGATTCAAGTTGAAGGTGTGCAAATGGTTAACGACCCTCAGCAACCAGTTAATATTTATTATTTTGGCTGCGAAGGTAAGCCGTTTAAGCCATGCCTGACAGTACGCCGAATACTTGTTGCTTTGTGGGGTAAGGACGGTAACGAGTGGGCTGGAAAGTGGATGAATTTATATGTTGATCCAACTGTTAGTTTTGGTAAGCAAAAAAATATCGGTGGCATTCGCGTTAATGCGGTTTCACATATCCCAAGCACTGCAACGTTAGCTTTATCAGTTCGTAAAGGTGCTAAGCAACAATTTACAATACAACCAATTAATTTAGAAGGGCAACAATAATGTCTAAGCGCGGAGTAAATAAAGTTATCCTCGTTGGTAACTTAGGGCAAGATCCGGAAATTCGATACATGCCAAATGGTAACGCTGTTGCTAATTTAACGTTAGCAACTAGTGACAGTTACAAAGATAAAAACACAGGCCAAGACGTTGAAAAAACTGAATGGCACCGCATTTGTGTTTTTGGAAAGTTAGCGGAAATTGTTGGCGAGTATTTACGTAAAGGCTCACAAGTTTATTTTGAAGGCAAGCTGCAAACGCGCAAATGGCAAGATCAACAAGGTCAAGACCGCTATACAACTGAAATTGTAGTTGATGGCTTCGATGGTGTAATGCAGATGTTAGGCGGTAAAAATGAAAATCAGCAAGGTCAGCAAGGCGCTAATGGAAGTAATGGTTTTCAGCAGCCTCAAAACCAACAGCAAGGAGGTTTTAATCAGCAGCAAGGCCAACAACAAGGTTTTAACCATGGCGGACAGCAGCAACAAGGTTTTGCACCACAGCAAGGTCAGCAAGGTCAGCAACAAAATCCACCATTCTAATTAACAGGGCTTCGGAACTTTGAGGTTTTTAAAATGATTAAAGAGTTAGAAAAGTTAGCTTTAAAATGTCAAAACGACGGTTCAAGAATAGCCCTTGATGGACTGGAGAAATCAATGGTTGATTTGAAAAATAAAATTGGGGATCAAAATCTTAAAATAAGTGATTTTATTAATCTAATTGGTGATTTTAAATCTGTTTTTTCTGAAAACTTTATGGTTGAAAAAAGTGAATAAAATAATAATTGGTTGCGACCCTGACAGCGATAAAAGCGGGTTTGCAATATTAAGAAGTGGAAAGCTTTCTTATTTAGGTTGCATTGGATTACACCCTCAACTTTCAAATATGCTAACCCAGCTAACTGGAGAGGTAGAACCTAATGAAATTGAGCTACACATTGAAAACGTGAATGGTATTCGTTGCAGTTCTTTTAATTGGATTAAACCAAGAAATAATTCGCCAGCAGAAATTGCAAGAGTAAAAAATGTAAATGCAAAAATATCCGAGAATGTTGGCAAGTGCAAAAACGCACAATATCAAATAGAACGCATAGTCGAGCACTTTGGAATTAAAGTTGTGCACCATCCTGTTAGTAAAATGTGGAAGGATAGCAAGACAGGTAAAGCGGCACTTGAAAAAGTATTTGGTTACACTGGCCAAAGCAATGAGGATTCACGCAGCGCAGCTTATTTTGCACATCGAGCCTTAAGTTTGCAGAAAGTTAAATAAAGTTATATACTTTTGGTTGTGGGTGGTTTTTCTTCGATCGGCCGCATTACTCTCCAATTGCATCAGGCCTAGTTTTTACTAGGTCTTTTTTTTGCTATAATGCATTTGCTTATAATACAAAATAACCAAGTAATTCTAACTCTTGGTGTGAAATCCTTTAAATACAAAAAGCCTGTTGCAGCAGGCTTTTTTTTGCATGAATCATAATAAATACCTTTACATATAAAGTTAATTGCGTATACTTAATAACAATTAAACTACAAGGTGATATATGGCTTTATTCGATAATATATTTTTAGAAATAATTACACTCTCATTAGTGATTAGTTGGGTATCATTTTGGGGTGCAGTATTAAAAAATAAAATTGATATGAAAAGATATGAAATGGAATTGCGAGAGAACAGTATTATTCATGAAGGTTCAAATATTAATCATGGAATGGCATCTAACCATAAAAAAGGAATTGGTGTAATAAGATATTCACAGCCTTCAAATAATTGGTTCAAAAGGTTGTTGTGATTTTTCTAACTAATGAAAGAGCTGCTAAGACTCTTTCATTAACTATAAGGTGATATATGAAACAAACCAAAAAAGCACTAATTTTTACTGTAGCGTGTGCAGCGTTACTTTTACCATTAATTGAAATGTCATTGAGAATATTGGAGGGGTAAATGATACCAACACATAAAACAAAGCTTAGCGCTGGAGCTGATTTATCTTCAAGTGAATCTGTTTTGATTGATAAGGGTGAAACTGTTTTAGTTGGCACAGGTTTTAAGCTTGAGAATTACCATGAGTTACCAAATATGGTTTATATGTTATTTATACGCTCCAGCTTGTCATTTAAACGTGGTTTAATTTTAACTAATTCGGTAGGCGTGATTGATGCTGATTACAAAGATGAAGTTAAGGTGATGCTTACAAATATCAGCAACAAACCGGTTAAGATTGATAAAGGTGAGCGTATAGCGCAAATTGTCCCTATGCGTTATATGGACGGCTTTTTTGAAGTTGAAAATAATGAACGAAAAGGCGGCTTTGGTTCAACTGATAACTAGCCATTTAACCGAAACAAATTAAAATGCTATACTAGGCTCATTAATAAATGGGTCTTTTTTATGTCAAATAGAAAGCACAATAGCAAACAGAAAAAGCGACAGTTAGCCGCTAATAATGATAGACGCATGGCGCAAAGTCGAGCTAACTACGCTTTACACTTTAGCGCACCTTCAAATATCGGTGACACACTTCGCGATGATGCGGCGCAGTATGGCTATCCATGCCAACTAAGCTTTATGAATTATTACAACGCCTATAGTCGCGGCGGTTTTTTTAATGCTTTGGTTGATATTGTGCCAGAACGCTGTTTCAATCAGATGCCGCTTATTGTTGATGGTGATGAAAACGACAGCACTAAAAAAGACAATACAGCATTTGAAGTTGAACTAAAAAAACTTAATAAAAAATTCAACTTACTCCGTTTGTTTAAAGAAGCGGAAAAAATGAAGGACGTCGGCAGTTATTCCGCTATTGTGCCAGTCTTTAAAGAGTCAGGAAACGATCCTAAGCTATCGGATGAGCCAAGCAAAGCGCAAGGCGGGGTTGGCTCAGTTGCTGCTATTAATGTTTATTATGAGCCTGAGTGTGAGGCGTCAACTGATGTTGTTATGGATTATTTTGATCCAGATTACAATAAGCCCGTTTATTATAAAATTAACAACTCTGTACTTTCTGACCGTCAAACGACAAACGCTGAGCAAATAGAAATTAATCGCAAGCGAGTATTTATTCTAACTAACGCGACTGGCTCGACTATTTACGGAAAGCCAGCACTTGAATCACCTTTTGATGCTTTATTTGACCAGCGAAAAATACGAGGCGCATCTGCTGAAGGTTATCGCAAGAACGCAATGCAAAAGTATGTGTTAAACGCTAATGATAACGCGGTTGCTGGTAAAGCGTTTAATGATCCAACCACGGCGGCTAAGTTAGATAAAAACATTGATGACTTTAACGACAACTTTAACCAGGCGTTAAAAGTTGCGGGTATGGACGTCAACATGTTGCAAGGCACAATCGAAGACCCAACAGGTGCTAGCACTGTTGCACTGCAAGAGGCTTGCGCTTCTCGTCGCGTTCCTGTAACCGAGTTAATAGGCTTTATGACAGGTGAGCGCTCATCAAGTGAGAATAGCTCAGCATTTAGCAAACGCCTAAAGGGTGAGCAAGAAAACGAATATGGCCCTAGAATTTGCGCTTTCCTTTACTGGCTTGTTGATTTAGGCATTTTACCGGCGCCAAGCAAAGAAATAACTGTTATATGGCCTGATATTGCTGAACCTACTTTAAGCGAAAAGCTAGAAATGGCTGATAAAATGACAATGCAAAATGAGCGCGCATTTAAATCACGCCAAGAAGCTCCGTGGACTGTTGAGGAAATTCGAGAGGTTGCCGGTTTTGAAACTGATAAACCTAACTCTGAATACGAGCAAGAAGATGATAAATCAGACGAGACTTTAGGCGATGCAAATATTAGCGATCAAAGCACCATCTAAAGACAACCCGCTTATACCTAAAAAAGCATCTGATCCAGCGGGGCAAATGCCAACGGTTAAGCGGTTATTTTCTGATTTAAAGAAACGCTTTAATAAAATAAATAAGCGCATGGTTGAGCTGGTAAAAGAGCAAAGAAAATACCAAACTCGCATAACTACGAATAAAGCATACTATGAATATCAAATTGATGAACTTAGATACCAGTCAATCAATGAGTATATTTTAAGAGTCTTGCGCGCTAACTTGCTCGAGTCATTTGATGGAACCAAGCCGCTCAACTGGTTTTATCAGTCATACCTTGAGCAATCATTTATTGACGGTATAAACGACCAGGTTTACTCAGCTAAATCGATGGCCGACCCTGCAATTGTTGGTGAAGAAATCACTCAACAAATAATGGCGATCGATGAAGATTACATATCACCACAACAGCAACAGCGTTTAGGTTTGGTTTATGCTCGAGTATTTGAAGAAATGGACGGCCTAACAAACTCAATGAAAGTCGACCTTGCCAATACATTAACTCGCGGTATGGCTGATGGTTTAGGTATCACAGAAATTAGTAAGAATATCCAAAAGCGCGTTCAGGTGGGCTTTAGTCGCGCTCAGCGTATCGCTAGAACTGAAATAATGCAATCGTATCGCACAGCAACAAGAAGCGAACAGAGAGACATTAACGCTAATATTTACGCTGATAGTGATTGGCATATGCAATTATTGTGGTGGTCTGCATTAACATCGACAACGCGTAAAACTCACGCTGCAAAGCATGGTGGCATTTACGATAATCAAGAGGTTGATGATTTTTATAGTGAAGGTGCTAACGCGATAAACTGCTACTGCAATCAAGGGCCAGTGCTTGTAAATAAAAAAACAGGTGAAACGCCACAGCAAGATTTGATTGATAAAATGTTAAAACAAAAACAAGTGTGGCGGGTAGGAATGAAAGGCGCTTAGTTAGCGCTTTTATTTCTCACCCTTACCTGTCAAACTGTTCTCAACAAGCTTTGCATAACCAGATATATCATGCCAACTATCAATGTGATTTGAATTACCATTAACTATCCTACCAACCTTGTGGAGTATCATTTCTATTGACTCTTTTTGGTTTGCCTTTAAATACTTCCATCTTGGGTTATTTCTAACTGCAGATTTCATTGCTTGCATCGTTATAGATCCATCTTCAAACGATCCGTATTCACTACCGCGCTCTTTTAGTGTACTTTCTGTATTCATAAAAAACCCTTCTAATTAATCAAACCCAAAACACGCTTAGCATCATCAACCGCTCTATAATAACAACTCAAACTTGGCTCGTTACCTGTATTATTTTCACAAGCATTAATCAGATTTTTAAGTGCCTGCTCAATCGTATGGCATTCGCTTTCTAATACTTGCGTTGATGGCATTTCTTTGCCTTTGAATAGTTTGAATGCGTTTTTAATGTCACTAGCTAAAACCACATCTTTGCCATAATAAAGCCATTCAATGCCCATAACAGCAAACGCTTGACTTGCCTTTTTGTAATTCTCAGTCAGCCACACTAAGCATTCATTTTTATCTGTAAATCTTTTCATGTTATCTCCATTTGCATCACAATAAATTTAATTATATATTATAGTAACAATTTAATTTTGCAACTTTAAATAGGGAAAATAATGGAACGTCATACCGATTTAGTAAAAGCTGACAAATATTCAGACGAAGCGCAACAAATCGAAGACAGCATCGTTGAGCATAAATGTACGGGTGAGGGTTGTAAGTACTGCATAAAGCATCAAAAAGCTTATTCGATGTGGCAAAGGGCGTATGATGCAATTAAACGCTATAATAGAAAAGTGCTTAACTCTCCGTTTTTTAGAGATGAAGCCAATTATCGAAAGCAAGCCAAGTATCATAGCGATTCAGTTAATGAATCTTGTCTATCACAGGTTGACGATGATGATTACTAAGAAATTTGAAGTTGAGTTATATAATGACGCTAGCGGCGAAAGTCGCAGCGTTGAGGTTGAAGCTAAAAACGCGCACGATGCAGAATGTGAAGCCAACGAGTTTTACGAAGGTTTTTGTGCTAGGAGAGTAAAAGAATGTCATTTAAATTCAGTCAAAAAAGCTTAAATGTAATTGCCGGTGTTAACCCTGACTTGCAGGCTGTTTGTATGAGGGCCATTGAAATTAGTAAAGTTGACTTTGGTATACCGTCAAGTGGTGGAATTAGGACAGCAGAGGAACAAAATAAATTATTCCATGATGGCAAATCAAAGCTTGATGGTTATAAAAAGAAAAGCAAACACCAGTCAGGTAATGCTATTGACGTTTATGCGTTTGTTGATGGTAGAGCAAGCTGGAAGCCTGAGCATTTAACTCACGTTGCAACAGCGATGCTTGCCGCTGCCTCTGAGCTTGGCGTGGTGCTACATTGGGGTGGTCACTGGAGGCACTTTTTAGATATGCCACACTTTGAGGTTGAATCATGAGCATGAGAACTCACAAGCAATGTGAAGCTGAATGTAATCGCCTTAGATTTATTTTAAGACGTAAAAATAACAGCATTTTCATGCTAAAAGTATTTGCGTTTCTTGGATGGTTTCTTTTTGCAGTCTCAAAACTTGAACCTTATTATGGAGGGTTTTAGCGCAATTAAGCGCTAAAACATACCATTCTCCCTAGCTTTTCCGCCGCCGAAAATCCAAGTTGCCATAAGCCATGTTTTAGATCTAAACCATCGACCTTCAGTAGAAAGAATGTCACTAAGTATCATAGAAGCTTGCCAGTTGTTGCATTTAGTACCATCCTCAAAAACGCCAAAGTTACACAGGTCATCATGAATTAGCCAGCACCAGCTATTAATATCTGGTGCCTTTGTTGCTCCGTCAGACTTATCACCGGCTTTAATTGTCACCCATTTTTTGTAACGTTCAGACCAGTAAGCTAGATTTTCCTTAACTACGTAACCCAATACCTTACCGTCAGTAGCTTTTATCTTTTCAACAAAATTAAAAACAGATTGAGTTTTTACGTTAATCACTCTGAATTGCTGGTCATGCCTTTTAGAGTAAAACATGTTAGCCACCAGTTAAAGGTATCAACTTGTTAATAGCATCAAGCATTTTCCCGTTATTCTCAGCGCCAATAGATGCGGGGTCGCTAGAATTTACACCTTTTTCATCAAGTACAGCTTCAATATTTCCATCTTTATCAACCTTGAATTTAAATTTAAGCTGATCGTAATCTTTGGAGTTGTAAACTGTAGCCTTACAACAAACAACGGATCCATCTGATTTTACAATTGGCTCAAGCTCGTATTCTGTTACGCCCATTGACGAACAACCAGCTAGTAACACCACAAAAAACAAAACTAAAATTCTCATACTAACCTCGATTTAATCATGTTTAACTCTTCTTGTGTTAAATTTATAGCTTCTGCTGGCAGCTCTTTTGCACTGTAAACTTCACCGGTTTCAGAATCCTTAACAACTTCAAGTCTTCTTACATGCGCTCCAGATATTTCGCCATCATTAATTCTCACTAAAAACTCGTAAGGTATTTCTTTTTTTTCAATCATAATTAACTCGCTATTGTGTTGTCTGAATATCGTAACCAATTTGTTCCATTACTAAAGCAAGGCGCGGCACCACCAGACAAATCTGAAACGTATATAGCCCTTCTGTTATTAGCTGCTGCACTTGGAAGTGTTCCAATAGTGTAAGATTCAAGCTCGCTAGCTTGCAGCTTAATACCTGAGTGGTACATAACCGAGGATGAACCAGCGGCGCAAGCTTCAATATTTAAAAAAGCACCCCTAGCTGTGCCAGAGCCTTCACGTATTCTAATGTTGTTTGAAATCACATCTATTACGACTGGACCGTCAATAGTTGCATTATCGGCAAGCTCCATTCTTATTTCACCACCCTCAAGATCTGAGTTTTGTTTTTTGAAAATAGAGTTTGGCGATAATGTGTAAACATTTTCTTGTGCTATCTTTTGATTTACTTGCTGCGATGTTTTTAGCGGAGTCATTGACGTTGTATCGTTAACTAAAGCTAAAGCCTCCGCTTGAGTAGATAGCCTTACAAGTCCTTCAGCGGTGCTTGTTGCTGAGATAATACCTAGAATATTTCTTGCATCACTGGAATTTGTGGCTGCAAGTATGGTTTCAGCGTAAGCCGTAAGGGCTTTAAGGGTGTATGCGCCGGCATTGTCCTTATAAAGAAGACCTTCACCAGTTACGTTTGTGAAATCGGGGACAGATTTTATTACCTCGTTAAGCCTTGTTACTGCGCTATTTAACCCTTCAATACTATTGAAGCCGACAAGGGTGCCAGCCGTAACGCTTGGTCTATTCCATGCAGATCTAAGCGTTATGCTAGATTCCCCTGTGGCTGGGTTAATACCTGTACCAGATACAGCCTCAACAACTTGAAAGTCATTTATAAATATAGCTGTACCCTGGTAAACCGTTGAACAGTCAACATTACCAGTGACTGTTATGGTGTCACTGCCGTTTGCAACATTAACACTTGCTGATTTTAAAAACTCTAATCTGTAAAGACTTGACATTTAACCACCTAAATATTTTACAGCTAACTGTTTTGTTTCATTACCTTTAAAAGATACTGAGTGTCTAGCTTTTGCTATTGTGTAATTTTTCATTGTATTTTCATCTTGCTTCATACCCTTACCCGGTAATGAGCTAGAGCATATATAATCACCGGCTTTTATGTCTCCATTTTGACCGCAGACATTAATTACACCTTCGCCAATTGAATTAAATGTAATTATATCATAATTAGATAAGTCACCGCTAAACCCCCTAAGTCCTGCAGGAAGTTTACTATTATTTACTGGCCTCAATGATACAAAAGCGCCAGATATTGAAGGGTCATTTTTCTCTGTTGACAATTTTGATTCAAGTATCGCGTTGCTTACATCGGCAATGTGAATTAAATCACCGTCACAAATTAAATCACCAACCTCAGCTTTAAACCCCTTTTTAACTAACCCTTCGTGAGAGCCTGTAAACGGGCCGTAACCACCTTGCGAGGCGTAAAAAGCAAAACCACCACCAGTTGATGCAGCGTCAACACCATCACCAGCACCCGTATTGACAATTAAAGCTCTGGCGTTTGTTGTTGTTCCTGATAAGTTTAAATCTCTACCAACAAATCTAGTGCTATCAGTCTCTGTGCATTCTATTTTTTGCGCTGTTATCTGCTTTCCGGCGTCAACAATAAAATCAGTGATACATCTACCACTAACAGATATATTTTTAGTTAATATTGCGTTTGTCGCGGTAATATCTTGAGAGTCAATTATGGGTGAATCAACAACCGTAAAGTCCCCTATCCCTATAAACTTGTATTGGCTTTCTGTGTTATCAAAGAAAACCTTCGGAACTCCGTTTTGCTGCAATATAAACTGGTCGCTCTCAAATCTTATTTGCGTAACTGATGGAGTTGCGTCAAGCTGTATAAAACCAGCGTTACCCTGAGCATCTACTTTTATTTGTGCGCTTGCTCTATATTCATTCAAGCTTGAGTCAATGCTCGATGAAAGAGTTAAAGCCGCATTTGCTGTTCCCTCAGCGCTTGTTACTCTAGTGTCAAGGCCCGCTATGGATGATGCGTTACCATCTGCCGTTATTTTTGCTTGAGATGCAAGGCTAAAAGTAGCTGAAAGTCCGTTGTCTGGGTCGTCAACTTTGTTTGTTAGCGCTGTTATGGATGTAGTGTTACCATCTGCCGTTATTTTTGCTTGAGATGCAAGGCTAAAAGTAGCTGAAAGTCCGCTATCTGGGTCTTCAACCTTGTTTGTTAGCGCTGTTATGGATGTTGTATTACCATCTGCTTTTGATTCTGCTGATTGTGCTAACCCATACGTGGCGCTTAGACCTGTAACGGGATTATCTATTGTCGCTTGAATCGCACTTATAGAGCTAAAATTCCCCTCTACATCTGATTCAACCTGATTTATTTGGCTAATTATGTTGTTATCAGTTGCTTGCAGTTGTGAAACTTGCGTTGCCCTAGTGGTCGTTTCTGTTGCAAGCGCAGTTGAAACGCTTGTTATGCTTGCTGAGTTACCATCAACTGAAGCTTGTATTTGTGTAAATTGCTGTGCAACAGATGACTCTAAATCGCTTACAGAAAGATTTATCTCTACTATACTAGACTCGTTATCGTCAACTCTTGTTTGAAGCGCTGTAAACTGTGCAGCAGTTGAGCTATCAAGATCAGAAACAACCGTGTTTATTTCAACAATACTTGCAGTATTTCCGTTTATTTCTGTTTGCAGACTGTTTACTTGCGTCTTTCTTTCTAGTGATTCGGTTTTTACATTACCTTCAGTGTCGTAATTATCAAGTATATTGTTGATAACCTCTATAGGAGTTAATCTCGGGTCCTCATTGAAGGCGTTGTTGATTAACCCTATGGAATTATTTATCTCTTCTGTAACCTCTAATTTAGTCGGGTAGTCAACAAGCGAGTCAGTTACAATTTGCTGCAAATCATCTTGCACCGCGTCAATTACATCAGGCAAAATAACATCTGAAATATCATCACCGATAACTTCAACTATTCTTGAGCCATCTTTTAAAGTCTGAACCTCTTGACTAATCCAAGGCGAAACACCGTAAGCGTTAACTGAACGCGCAAAAATAGTATAGGTGGTTTCTGGTGAGAGGTTTACAAATGTAATTGATCCAGTTGGCTCACTAGGGTTTGCGGTGTCACTTATAGCGAACTGAAAGCTTGTCCCAACACCTTGATCCCCTTGACCCACGTTTGGGTCTGGATCAAAAAAAGCACTAGCTCTAATTTCAAAGTTATCTGCTTCAAATGTTATACCGTCTGGCTCTGGAGGGTTAGCAACTAAAACTTCTATTGAGCTTGGTAAACCAGTGTTGCCAACGGTCGACCTTATGTAAACAAAAAATTGATACGTTGATTTTGTCAGCAATGGTATAGTGTAACTTTCCGAAACAGTATCAACTCTTTCTATGATTATAAAATCAACCTCTTGACCAGCTTCGTTTGTTGGTTTATCTCCATTTTCATCTAAAACCAGCCTAGTCTCTACAATGTAACCATCAATAAAAGAGTCATTGTCAGCTTTCCAAGTTAAAGTTCCTGTCGATGAGAGACTTAAATCTTTTACAAAGGTTAACTCCTCAACAACACCAACATCGCCAGGGTCACCAAGCCAAGTGCCCCCGTCTATTTCGTTGTAGGCCTTATCCTCCCACGGATAAATATTATTTTCATGCTCTAAAAGCTCAAACCTAAATAAATTGTCTGACAGTTGTGTTTTAGATTTAACTCTGAAAGGCTTGTTTGTATAACCGTTGTCAAGGTTTGTTAATCCGACAATATCACCAACCTCAACTTGGTTCGATATTGGGTTAGCTGTGATTGTTGTGGATAACTGAAACCTTGATTTTTTGCATAAAAACTCAGCCATCTGCTGAGCTTCAGCCATGTTATTTATACCGTTAAAATCAAACGTTTTCTCTAAAAGCTTACCGTTATCTTCACTTAAAAAAGTTTGGTATATAGCTGAATCTGTAGCAGGCCAGAATGCTTCGTCATCATCAAATGTGGGTGAAAGTTCATTTGGAAACCTAACCGTAACTCTATTATATCGCTGGTTGAGATTAGGTGATTTAATAATGACGTCACTTTCAATTATGTCATCATCAAACGTAAACGAAGGGCTTCCAGCTTCTTCTATTATTGGGCTTAAAATAAATTTTGGTGGAAGCAGACCTCTGAACGTGTTTAATAGTATTTTTACATTATCAAAAATACTGTTGCTTGTATCGATGGTTAAGTTACAAGTATGCTTTGTAATATCTACAAAGGTGGTCTCAGATGGTAATGTTATATAAGTACCACTTTCCTCATCGTAAAAAGAGCGAGTTACAGTTTGCTCCACTGAGTCTATAACTTGATCGCAGTTATTTGCAGCATTAATAAATGCGGCATCATCAATTCTGCTTGTTGGTATATTTTTACCATAAATCGGATTAGTTAAATAATCACGAAGGCATAGGGCTGGGTTATCAGAATAAGCGGTTGTATTTGCTCTAGGGTCAAATATCTTTTTACCTCTAACTCTGGCGGTTATTTTTGGCTCACCACTCCATATTGTTTGGTCTTTATCTTGCTCAAACCTAAAATAACCCCAAGCTAAACCGTTAAGGTTGTGCTTATCTGTCCAGTTCGGAATGTTATCAATGGGTAGTGTGGATATTTGAGAAGGTGCGCCCTCAAGAAGAGATGCTATGAACCATCTGGTGCCGTCTCTGTTATCTTTAAAGCGCTCATCTTCCCAGCTAACGCCATCAAAAAATATTTCCTCAAAGGCGTCAATTTCACCTTCGCAAAAAACTACTATAACATTTAAAAACCTGTTTTTTGTTGATCCATCAGTGACGTATTTATGAACAACAATACCGCCGACAAATTGAGTGCCATAAACAACAGGTATAGGAAGTGAAGAGCCCTGTCTTTGTACTCTAAGCCCTTTTTTTGCTGGCATTTTTGGCGAGAAAAGCTCATCTATTTTATCTGGTATACCAAGGCCAAGCTTGTTACTTAATCTTCTTAACTTCTTAAATAAAGACATTATTTAGCACCCCATTTTAAATCACTTTGAACGGCGTTTGCCCACTCCATACCTAAGTCATTAGGGTAATATAACTGCTGACTTGAATTTGTTGTTACGCGCCCGGATTTGCGCTCCCAATCCGCATACAAACTTGAAATACTTAAACTAATCAAACTTGAGTCTCTTTCTGATGCATTTGTAAATCCACTAATCTCACCTATTGACACTTCCTCTACGTAAGTACCAGATTGCCTCAAATTGTCTTCATAAAAATAAACTTGATAGATGTAAACATCTCTACCGATCTGGTTGTTTGCAAGCATTAGCGCGACAATTGTTTGATCGACACTGCTAAATGCTAAATTAGTAGTGTTAACCTTAGTTTCTGAGCTGCTTTTAATATCGCCAACAGACACAAGTAGGTCGCTTGGTATGTAAGTTAGTCCATCGTGATCTATTTCAAATGGTGCATCAGTTATAGCTAGCGTTAAGCCGCTGAATTCTATTTTAATTAAATAGCATAATTCAAACGGCTTATTTAGATTGTTCGCGACATCTGCAGGTATTGTCACTATATAACCTCTATCATTTTAAAACTGTAAACAGTTTTATTAAAATTAATATTAGGAGTTTGCCCCTCTATTATATCACCATCCAATCTTAATTTTATTCTCATGGTTCTGTCTGCAATAATGCGAGTTCCAAAAGCTTGATCTTGAAATGAGCCTGTATTTAAATTAACTCTATAACGTCTAAAACCGTTAACTATACCTAAATTTGCAACCGCTGTTATCATGTAAACCTTGTCTGCAGTTGAAAACCTCATTAGTTTTCCAGGTACAATGCTATCAGTTGGATCAGCACCAGCAGCAGGACTACCAATCTCTATCACATCATCACCTTTTGTTACTTCGGTTGTAACTGTAATATCTAAACCGCTAGCCATTAAAAATATGTCATTTGGTCTGTAGTCAAATATACCAAATCCGCCTTGCGCTAGTGATGTGAACTCAGCAGCAAAAGCTAGCGTTTCATTTCTTCCAGTTGCGCAATCGTAATTTAAAGTGTGGCCTGCAAATCTAAACTCCCATCGTTGAGATGGTATTTTTCTAGCTAAAGTTTTTAAGCTTCTTGTTTCGCTAATCAAAGTTGGTGTATTGCTTTGCGGATAAGGTGTTTTTGTATTTCTAAAGTAAGTTGGAAATTCCATTAAAAAGACTCCCCGTTTTGAGATTTAACAGCAGAAACTGAGGCGTAAATTAGATCTTGATTATTTATTACGAAGCTTTCAAAATCTTTATCTATTGAACCAGCGGCGTTAAATGTTAGGTTAATAACAGGCTGCTGCTGTTGACCACCGCCAAACGCATTTTTGTTATTAACAACTTGCCCGGATTCACCTGGTATCATATAGTTTTGACCGCCGGCGCTAAATATCTCAGGACCGCGTTCACCGACTCGATACATTGAGCCAGCAGAAACCGCGCCACCCATTTCCCTGCCACCTATTGCAGCAAGACCAGCAGCCGCAGCGCTTACCGCAGCTATGCCCGCTATTGCTGGCGGAGCGTTAGAACCAAAGCTTGCAAGAGATGTTGCAGCCGCAGCGGGAACGGCAGAAGCTGTAATGGCAGCGTTTGCGCTAACCTGTGCTGCTGCTGTTTTTGTTGTGGTTAAAACTGACGTTATACCTTGCTTTATTAGTGCGCCGATTAATTGAGTTGTAATGCTTAAAGCTAGGTTTCTTATTGCCTCTCTACCATCTTGAGCTCCGGTAACTACAGCCATTAAAGATCCTATAGCTTGATTTTGCACCGACTCAAAACTTGCGCTTAACTCACTGTTACCTTGATTGTAAAGATTATTTCTGCGCTCAATATATTCTTGCTCTGTTATCAATCTAGCTTCTAGCATTTCTTTTAGTATCGCGTCTTGATTTTCTAGCTGCAATCTAAAAGTTTCTTCATCAGTTAGGCCAATTGTTGCGCCTCTACTGGATAATGAGCTTAATCTGCGTTCCTCTTCGCGTTGATATTTTTCCGCCTTTCTTTGTTCTTCTTCTTTTGCTTTTATGGCGTCAATTTCATCATAATGAGCATTTATTTTTTGCTTTAAAGCGTCTACTATTGATTTTTCAGTGTCACCAACAGCAAGCAAGCTTACAGAGTATAATGCCATCTCCCGTTCTGACATACCAAGCGTGGCAACTTGAGTGTCTAGAGCTTTATTTATTTCAGCTAGAACTCTGATTCTTTCAACCATTGAATTTTCTGTTGTTACAGAGTTTGAAGCGTTGTTTGATTCTGCTTTGTTTAAATCGCTAATCACCTGTCTTTGCTTGTCAATGCTTTCAACAAGCTGGTCTCTTTCAGCTCTAAGCTTTCTTAACTGGTCAGTTTGCTTGTCAATTTGTTCGGCATTCTTTTCTTCATCGCGTAACAAATATCGATTGCTTTTTATTAGCGATTCGATTCTATTATTCTTTTCTTGAAGTTCTTTATTTTCTTGAGATATTGTTTTTGCAATTTCAGACTTAACATAGTCTTTCTGTGCTAAAGTTAAGGTTTCCATTTTTTCTATTAAATCATCAATAGAAGGTAGTATTTCTTTAACCTCTTCATTTGCAGCGCTCAAGCTAGGAATTAACGTTCCTACAACAGCAGCACCAAGGCCAGCAACGGCACCGACTAAAGGTAAGCCTAAAACAATACCAAGGTCAGCAGCTTGCGCCCCAAAAGCTAGCATCGCATCTTGACCGCCTTGAATTTGACCAACAAACTGCTGGACTTGAATACCAGCTTGACCAGCGTTTCTACCCATTCGACCCAGTGCGCTATTAGCTTTTTTTGTTGACTCTGCAACTTTGGTCATTTGAGTATTTATTTTATTTACGCCTGACTCAACCTTTTTAGCGCCCTTGTCCATTTCAGTCGTGTTTATGCCAACTGAGTATTCAATATTACCAGCATCAACAGTCATTAGACTTCAAACCTCTCGTATTTAACTCCGTTAACAACTCGCACATTTGGGTTGTTTGCTTCTTTAGCTTCTGGATATTTTGCTTGCATACTTCTTACAAACTGAGTCATTGACATATTTGCAGCTTCATCCTGATTAAAACTTAAGTGCTGAGTTGCAAGCTCAATGTATTCGTAGGGGTCAAACTCTGATATGGGATCGCCTTTTGATTCAGATTTAATGTCTCCGCTAATTCCGTGGTACATTAAATTAATAGCAACCTCAATCATGCTAACGGCTCTTTCTGGATTGTCATTTATTGAGTAATCAAGCTCATCCGTTATATGGCCCGTCATCTCTTTTGGTATAACCTTGTCGCAACAAGAATTTAAAACAACCATTGCAGCATCAAATCTTGCGTACCATGGGGATTCGTTATCTACTAATATTTTGTAAATATCGACAATGTGATCTGGATCACCAATCTTTGACATGTTGTAAAAACTCGGGATGAACGTGTAAAGCTCACCCTCGAATTTTATTTGCCCGTGACCATATCTATGGTGAATCATTACGCAGTCGGGTCAAAAGTCTGAATTGCGTTAACTGAAGCAAGACCTGTTGCTGTCGACTGGAACGTCATACTAAATGTAACAGTGTCATTAGTTCCGCCGCCAATGCCAGGTCCCTGTGTGATGTTACAAAAAACATAAAAACCTAAAGGAGTCGTGTCGTTCCAAACCTTAAGCCAACCGCAAGGCTGAGCGTCAGCGTTCTGCGACTCATCAATAAAGTATTTAGTCATTTTGTGTTGAGCAGCTGATAACGCCCCAACTTCATCGCTGTCGTTTTTATCAAACCAACCTGACACAGTAATTTCACCGCCAAGCGTTGTCACTAATGTTGATTGATTACCGCCAGACAAATCGGATGTGTTATCGGTTGTATTGGCTGTTAAATCGAATGATTTAGAGTTGATTGAACCAAACTGGTCAAAAACTGCTGTGCTTAAATCTAAGTCACCACAGCCCTGAGCGAACGCAACTTTTAGTTGACGTCCTGTTAAATTTGCATTTCCACACGTTGCCATGCTGAACACTCCTAGAAGTTGAAATTAATTTTGGTAATTACCATCTAGGATTATAACACGCAAAAAGGTTATATAAAAAACCCGCATTTAAGCGGGTTTTTGCAAGTAGCATTTGATAAACAGAGATTGCTTAGTTCATGTTTCACAACATTAACATCAGCGTTGGTACTTAACCCCGTACCGGGTAGATACAATCACCCCCTTGTCAAAGGCTGTATCAATTAAGTCAGCTATATAAATTTAGTTTGTATTTACCTTTATGTCAAACCGTGAATTTAACAATTAGATTGATAGTGTAAACCCTGCGACTATCTTCGGTAATTTGCGGGCCGCTAAAGCTTAAGCTTTGAATGTTTGTTATGCACTGGTCATCATTGGTGTAATTTTCGCGCAACCATCTTGCTATGTCTTTTGCGTAACCTTTAACTATACCGGCATCATCTTTACCTTTGCGACCAAAAACATAAATACTTACAGGGTATTGCTCAAATTTTGCAGCAGCGTCACCAAGCTGATCACCACCATCCAAGCGGAAAAATACAGCGCGTTGATTATTTTGCAGTTCCGTTAAATCAATCTCACTAACATAAAGTTTTGGCGCACTTTTGCGCTGTCCGTTAATGTCATTAAAACCATCAAGCAGGCCGCTAGTTTTAACATGCTCTAATAATCTAACCTCTTCAAAATTTTCAATATCAGCCATGTTAAACCTTAAATATTTCTAAATTCTTTTTAATCATCGCCTGACCTTCAGCAGACTCAAAACCGTACTCTAAAAAGTAAGGCTCTGCGTCTTGGTTCCAAGCGTTACCAGCTTTTAATGATGGTGGCCTTGGTTTCCAGTCTTTTCCGTAGTTAAGAAAGCCAGCGTAATTAGTGTAATAACCCAAAGTAAAAACAACTCTACCTGATTGCTTTCTAACTTCGATTCTTTGACTGTTAACCAGCGTACCAAACTCGATAGGTGCCTTTTGCTTTGATAAGTTACCAGCACCAGCCATGACAGCGTTGCCGAACTGCATAGTTTTATCAGTCTCGATATTCGAAAATATCTTATTGAGGTTTGATTTAACTTTGTTGGCACCTGTAACTGGCATTATGTCACCACATAAAAGTCATCAGGCTCACCAATACTTGAGCAGTCTTGAAGTTCAGCCTTGCGTATTTCCTTGGCTGCGTCCACCTCGCTAGGGTCGGTGATGGCAATGTAATCACCAATAGCAATGTAATCACCTAAACGCGGATTAGCATCACCTAAAGTCTCAAACCAGAATTGACCATCAGGAGTAAATAAAACGCCCTGGCTGTCAGAGAATTGACTTGAACCGCCCTGCATAAAGCAAACAGTAATTTTACTGGCTGTATAAGTTAAACCTTGACCGATGCCGCTATATTCGTTTGCAGCCTCTTGCTTATACCAAACAGTTGCTATTGATGTTTGAGACTCGCGTGTCATGCTAGACATTAGCAACACCCATTAGTATCGTTAAGATTCGAGCCGGCGGTGCCAAAAGCAAACACACCATCAGTTAGTAACAAGTCTGTTAAGCAACCAGATGTGTCGATAGCTTCAATATTATTATACATGCCGCTTGCATCTTCGCTTGTGTCGTAACTAATGCTTGAGCCGTTTGGTGCGCGCTTGCTTTTTACCTTGCCGCTTGAGTTGGATGAGTTGGACAGCATTACGCAAGTTGCCATGGTGGCTAGTAGCTTTGCGGTTGCTTCTGAATAGTTACCTTCTAGACATTGCTCATATTTTTCAATGACAACATCAATATAAATTTGAATTACAGCGTCGCTTGCGTTTGTAGGGCAAAGCTCTCTCACATCATCAGGAGTTAAATTAATTGCCATCCTTTAAAATCTCCTTTTTTTCATCTTCAATGCTTATACTTTTATTTTCACTAATGCTGTAACCTAAACCACTGGCAATGGCAACAGCGAGGCCAATCAATATAAGAGGTGCGAATACTTTTTTAAATGAGTCAGTAAACATATTATAGACACCATTCCAAAATCTTATTGATGGCATCATTGGCTCGACATCTTCGTAAGTACTTATAACTTTTGTTAATTGCTCTGAAACCTCTGTCAACTTAACAATAGCATCGTCAACTTTTTCGCGGTGCATTTCAAACACCTCTTTACTAACTTTGTCATCACTCATTTATACTGTCCGCAGCATTTGCATTGTTCTAATCTGATTATACCTAATAGCACTAAAGAATAATATATCGTCAACGATACGGAAAAGCTTACGAATGCCGTCGACCATAGCGTTAATGATTGGTTTTGGTTTGTATAGACTAAGTATGAGGCATAAATGAAGACAAAGAACAATGCTCTCGTAATTGTTATACAAATAAAGCGCAAGTTCACCACCTGTTAAATATCCTACAGCCATTAAAACGTCAATGGTAACTATCATACCACAAATGATTCTTTGGCTTTTTGAGTTGGTCTTGGAGAGTATGCAGGCGAATAGAATGCACTGAATTGAAGCTGTTATAGAATGAAGTTGAAACCCTATAAACTCATAACTTGAAACTAATCCGAAGTGGCCTGATTTCGAAGAAATCTCTACAATCATAAAAGATATAAAATACATTTTAGATCTGTTGAATGTTAAAGCGTAAAGGGTCATTATAGCGCCCGTATAGAGCGCTAAAAAGTTTAACTTACTTGTCTTTATCGTCGCCAGGTGGCTTTGTAGGTTTTGTAGGCATTCTAAATACTCCATTGGTTAATAACTCCCACTATTGTAATAACTTGTTATATTCAATTGCAAATCGGTCAAATGATTTAACGCGATCAGATAAAGCGCACACGCTATAAGTGTTACATCCACACTTGCGCGCTGCCTCAGATGCGTTGCCATATGTACCGTCAAGAAATCCGATGGTTGCTAGTTTAGCATTTTCAGAAACTTGATTTGATGCAATGTTGTCAACTTTACTATTTGCTGAATTGGGCCAATTAACAAGCTTGTTGTGAATATCCTCTAGGCCTTTAATTGTTTTATTTGGGCTTTGCTTTTCCAGCGATGTCATTTCGCCAGCGTCACCAAATAAGATTTTTTTGCATCCATCAATGTTTGATTCTGGATTGCGGCCGCGTCGGTTTTTCTTTGCGACCTTTAGTAAAAAGTTAAATTGTTCTAACGTCTTAATCATTTTTTATTAATTCCTGTGTCATAGTTGCTTAAATATAACAATTAAATTTATAGTTGACAAGGTAAATAAACTTAATTAATGTGTATAGCGGATTTAATAAATAACTTTGGAGAGTTAAAATGACATATTCAGAAAGGTACCAAATAATAGCTAGGGCAGCTAAGTCTGTTGATAAAAAGCGCGCAGCAAGAAAACGTACGGCCCATTTAGCAATTCACGACATTAAGTCACGCAAAGAAATTACAAAGGAAGTTTGGCATGATTAAAAAATTAATATTAGTATCGACATTATTATCGTTTAACGCTAAAGCCAGTGATGATTTAGCAAGACAGCTAATTGATAACGCTTATGCGAAAGTCGGTCTTGGTTATAAATTTAACGAATCTGAAGTTAGATGGGATGGTGGCGCAACAAATAAACCCATTAGTGCGCGTATTGAGATTGGAACCAAGTATAAAAACTTTACTTTTGGTTATAGTCATCACAGCAATTTGCAAACTGGATTCCCGTTTAATGATGACCGTGAATATTTTAAAGATGAATTTTTTATTGATTATGAAGTTAAATTGTCGGAGTTGTTTTAATGGAAATTAACAATAAACACTTACACCTTACAGTTATGTTTTTAACTGTAACTTCTTTAGTTTTGGCTTTGGTTGTTGCTCATAAGCTTGCTCATAAGCAATTTTTATATTACAAATACAATGAACTTAACTGCATTGCTTATACCAACAAACACCCGTACAAAAACGGCTTTGAAGTTGTAAAAATTTCATTTGAAAGGGGTGGTATTATGAAAATGTACGAGGACTCAAACGGGCGAAAATTATATGCTACTCAGTTTGACAGATTGGAGTGTGAATAATGCTTAAATGCGAAACGCTGCTACAGCTTAAAAATGAACTTCCGCTAAAAGATTATCTTTTAATTTTAGAGGATGTTAATAATACAGCGCATCGAGTTCTATCAAAGCCTGTTAGCGGTGAGGGTTGGCCTTTATACATGCAAGGTGAGATTGACCAGTTATCTGAAAGAATAAAGAAGATAAAAACAAAGGGCCGTTAATGGCCCTAACCTACCTGTAATCTAATTGATTTAATTTTTATATCTGCGTTACTATCGCTTTCTAATGATGTCACCTTCAACTTCCATCCTTTACCTGAGCCGTTTACGTTACCAGTCACATTTGTCATAAAGTCTAAAGTAATAACGCCGTCACCATTGTCATTATTAGCTTTTCGGAATTGCTTTCTGATTTCTCTTTGTTCGCTAGATCCATCGTATTCAATCAAAGAAAAGTAAGCGCCCACACCTGTATTAGTTCCGCTGCCCCAATCGGTATATTCAAACTCGATACTAAAAACGTGCGCCTGCTTATCAACGTTATTAGGCGTTAACAAGCCGTTTGTTGTATCAACAATGTATGTACGCGCGTCGCTGCCATCCCAGCTAGTGTTTTGTGGGATAGTTGAGTAATCAGACAGTAAACTAGCTGTACCAGTTGTTAAGTCAATCTCTTTTGCAGTGTTGGCGGTAAAGTTAGATACCGACGGTAATGTGCTGTACTCAATCCAGATTGTTCCAGCATCTCCACTTGTTGCGTTATCAAGCTGAGATTTAGTCACAAAAGATGATGAGTGTGTCGCATCAGCGCCGCGCACCTGTATTTTTGTTCCAGCGTTGTTTTTAAACTCAGCATGTGAGTTGCTAGCGTCTAGTTGGTTTCCATCTTTGCCGAACTCAACAGAATCAGCAACACCCTCAAGTGTAAAGTTTTTAGCCATGTTAACCTCGGTAAAGAGGGCTTTCGCCCTCTAATATTAAGCGTGTTCTACAGTAACATAGAAAGTACCTTGCGTAGCCGTACCTTGCGTTACAGTTGCAATAATCTGCTCGTCGCTTGATAGCTCATCAGCAAATTCAAACACTTGAACAGTTGACTCGTAAAGGTCAATGTCAGCAGCAGCAACGTATTTAGCCGCATCACCAGATACACCAATTGTCATGGTACAGTTCGCACCATTGGCAACAGTTACAGGCTTAACTTTAACACGTAAAACAGTTCGTCCTGATTTAACTGACGAGCCAATGTTTTGAGCGCCACCGCTGTGAGATGCAGAAACAACACGCAAAGCATTATCATCGTTATCAAGCTTCATTCGTGCGTCAAGCTGTGATAACTGGCCTGTGATAGTTGTGTCAGTACCGTAGTTAGTTTGAGCTGCAATAGATGAGTCGCTATCAGCATCAAAGCTTCCTCCAATTGCACTTTCGAAGTTACCGTTACGCGTACCGTACTGAGTATCAGCATTTGTTAGCGTAGTTTGAACCGATGCTGCAAGCTTGTTTTTGGCAATCTGGTTTGTTGCATGATGCTCATCTAGAAGTTGAGCTAAACCGATGTGAACGCCATCAATTGAACGGTCTACATACTGGTCTGAATCAATAGAGTTAGCACCCATATTTTCATTCAAGATTGTTTCAAGTGCAATTTTAGAACCATCAATACCACGATCTTTAACAATAATTTTACCGCTTGAATGGTCAGTTGATGAGCCGTCAGCTAAATCGCTAGCTGTACGGATTTCAATTAAAATCCAATCAGTGTTAGAAGATGTATTATCAGAAACATCAGCACCAGCAACAAGCGCAGAAACCAAATCACCCGCTTGGGCAGATTGACCAAGGAAAGTACCAGAAGTACCAATCTTGTAAGTATCACCGTAAAGGATAGCGCCAGAATCGCCTGTACCTTGACCGCTAAGCTGTGAGATGTTGCCAGATGCGTCATAGCTGTAAGATGTATAACCACCAGCAAGAGCGTTAACAGCGTCTAACTGAGTTTTAGTAACAAACTCGTCAGATGCATTTGCAGCCAGACCCTTAACACGAATTAAAGTATCTGAGCTGTCAGTCAGTTTAAAATAACCTGAGTTTGATGCGTCGACCTTGTGACCGTCTTTACCAAACTCAACCGTTTCATTTACGCCAGCAAGGGCAAACTGTTTAGTACTCATAATTATTCCTATTGTCTATATATAGAGAGTGTTTATCGCATTTACTCGATAAGTCATCGTTAACACCTCACCAGTGCCATAGCCAGAAATATCAAGTAAAATTGAACCGTTATCTTCTCTTGCTGAAAAACTAACATCAGCAAAAGCGTTATTAGAATGTTGCTCGGCAGATACATTTAATACACCGCCAGCATCGCTAATTGTTATAGAGCCAGTCTCACTAATAGCGCTACCTTGTAAGCTATACAAAACCGTAACCATTGGCTGTACAGGAACAAGGGTGACCGCTGTAACTCTGTCATTAATCACCGTTGCCGTTTGGCTATCCAGGTTGTAAGGTTGGTCATCAGCTGTAACTATGTCGGCACCAGCAACAGTTGGGCGCTGATTAAAGTTAACGCCGCCATGCTGACTAATACCCATTACGTTAGATTCTTCACCAGTAACGCGATCCTTTGCCTTTACTGTGGTGTCACCTTGTAGAGCCAATAAGCTATCATCAGTCTCCGTTGCCTGTATCTCAATCGCCTTTTGACCATCTTTATATCTGCTTATCTTCATGCGTTAGACCAAAGCGTCACATAAATTGACGCGGTTGATTCAGTAATTGAATAAATGCGCTCTGCTTCAAGTGATTTAACCAGGTAATACTCTGGCAAGCTGCCGTTAGCGTTAACATCCCAATTTGGGATAAATGATTTTTGAATATATAAAACGGCGCCGTTTTCAGTATCGAATACGCCGCCAATATCAATAAAATCAATCTCAGTTGCAACGTTACCTTCATTAGTTACGCCAGCTCGATATTTGTTTCTGAAAGCTACAGTGCTTAGTTGTGACATTTTAAATTACCTCTACGGTTAGTTGGTCGTAAGCTTCTGTAAGCTCAACAAAGTTAATGATTGCAATGGCCGTTTCTGGAGGCGCTTGCTCTAATGGATTAATCAAAACTAGATTTTCTATCTCTACATATTCGGACATTTTAATTTCTCCAGTTCCAGCGGTCCTCAGCGTTACCTACGCTGTTAACTACAAGGTGTGTTTCAGCTATCGCTATGGCCGCTGTGTTGTTAGCATATCGGTCATAACTAATATACAGTTTAGGATCATTACCAAGCGCACCAAGATTACATTGCTGTGTACCCGTTGACACTTGACCAGTATTTAAGTCGACAATGTAATAAGTCATCAATCCTGTGTTATCTACATAAAAAGCGTAGCGATACATATGTGTTACACCAGGCTCGATATTAAAAGCCATTGAGGTATTATTGTTTGGTGTTCTCAAGTTAAAGCCATCAAGTAAAAACAAACCGGAGTTACCCAAAACAAAACCAATATTGTTATTGTAAGATCTAAAGTTTTCGGACGTACCAACATAAACGCCAACATTACCTTCCGTGTTGTTATTACCGCACCAGCCCGAAACTGTACCGAACGCATAAAAACCATTGCTAACATCAATCGTTAGACTTGCCGGAAAGTTAACCCACGCTCTCTGGTCCCTGTTAATAACAACGTTAGGCTCTATGATGTAAAGTGGAATGTCAGAGTATTGACCTAGTGACAAATCACCAACAGCGACGCCTTGATTGGCCTGCGAAATAACTACACTACCTTCAAACTCCCTAGATGATGATGTTGGAGTGAATCTAAAGGTTTTATTTTTAGGAAACTCATGAAATAAACGGCTTCCATTAGGTGTTTCAAGTAGCAGATGAAAAGGCATCCCCTCAGCGTAAGCGAACGCTTTAACTGCTGGCTCGTCAACTATGTCGTTTCGGCCTGCTAGACCATAAACAACATTGCTATTTGGAGTGTATATCTTTTCCCAAAACCAAAGGTTATCACCGGCCTGATCCACTATCATGCGAACCTTCCACGTATCTCCGGCCTTGATGTTTTTAGTGGTTCCTTGCCCAGTAATCTGAACAACATCAAAGTTTTTAGTGGTTACTTGGCTGTCATAAGGTACAACAATGATGGTTTCTGATTCTAGAAATCCAGAATCAATTTGAATCTCAACATCGTTTATATCATTTCCAACGGTTGTGAATAACGCAACCGCTGCTGTTTGGTTGTATGAGTTTCCGCCAGAAACCTCAATCGCCTCGGGAACACCTATCCCCCTATTTATACTGCTACTTGCCGTTGCAAATATAGGGCTTGTATTTGCGCTTGTGTTATTGGTGTAAACTATATAGCGCTCACCTTTGTAAACTCTCTTTGTTGTTGTAGCTCCTAGTGCATTTGTAACTGTAAAATCCCTGTATTCAAGATTTGAAGCTACTGGTATATCTACTAAAGTTTGAGCGCTTAAAAGTTCCGAATCAATTTCAACAACCGTTGCATTGTTACTTGTTCCGCTTAGCTCGTAATAATCAAACGAGTCTAATTGCTGGTAAGTTATGGCTGTTGCTATCTTACGCTCAGGAAATGCCGCGGCAACTTCATTAAGGCTGGCTAACTCTACACCATCCTTTTTTGGAACAGTTAAAAAGTCAACATCTCCAGAACTACCGTTAATTCTAATTACGTCAGTAGCGTCACCGGTAACTTTATCAACCTTTCTAATATTGGTTGTACCAACAAGGTTTAGTTCAGAGTTTCCGCCGTTAGTAACATTTAAAACCGACACGTATGCTGGGTCGGTATCATTGGCAATTGATAGCTTACTGAATACAACGTCAGTTTCTAATTGTGCAAAACCATCAAGGCTAATATTTGTCGGGTCAATTGATATTGTTGATTCTCGCGTTACTGCGTCGTAAGCGTAATTAATCCCGCCACCGATAATCAAGTCAACCGTTTCATTTCCGTCAACCGTAAAAGCCTCGGTGTCTACTGCATTTAAATCAATCGACACTGCCCTTGTGCCGTCTGCGTTATCGAAGTGAGTTACGCCTGGGTGCTCTAGGAAAGCAAAGCTGCTAACAGGTGTTAATAGTGGGTTATCTTGAGAAGCGTCTACGGTTCCCACTCTTGGTACGATAGCTACGTTTGTATAAGTACCGTCTTTTTCAACATCCCAGCCTGAGTCAGTTCTAACCATTGTAATATTTTTACTAGGGTATTGAACTTTAAGTGTGCCAGTTGCAACCGTGTAGTAAACAGCAAAATAATAATTCACATAACTGTCACTTGTTCCGATCTTTATCGTGTCACCAGTTTCAAATGAATTGTGAGCTGCTAAAGTTAATTGCATTGGTATTGCTACAGGATTTCCCGATTGCGTAATGCTGAGAAACTTACCCACATAAGCATTGGTAATTTCTCGCGTCGCATCTAGGGTTACATCAAGCTCTATAACATCTTTGTTGCCTGAAAGCTCTATCACAACACTATTACCAGACTGTTCAGACTTTAAACCTTCACCCGTTTCAATGTTTGGTGTTTGTATCGAATCAACATTTACGCGGTCAGAGCCGTCTAGTAACTCTTGTTTTTCAGCTAAACGCGCGCCGATAGAGTAATACATGCGACCGCCCGGCTCGCCTAAGAACTCGCCGGTAATCTTAAACATGTAAGTTGTGTTTCCATCAAGAGCAACTGGCGAACCTAAAACCAATGTATCTGATTGAACGTTGTTAAATGTTTCTTCCCATATTGGGTTTACTTGCCCTTGACGGAAAATCTGCGCCACACAATTGTTTTGCGTGGTGTTTACTTTAACTTCAAAGCCGTAGAGGATTTGATCTCCAAGCTGAGTTGTAAAGTCAAACTCAGGGTTAGTTAATGTGGTATCAAAAACTGGTTGAATATTAATTAACTGATATTCTTCCTGCTTGTACTGAAAAGCCCTTGTATCCTCATCTTTATCAAGCCACTGTGTCACTATAAACTTATGTCTATCTTGGCTAATGTCGTGTATCTCGACACCTTCGCCAAGGCCTGATATTTTCTTTTGATCGCCAAGGTTTAAAGATGCAATATTGGTTTTAAGCTCATTAGCAGTAAATGTTCCAGACATTGAAACATTGCCTTGAGCGTCAACAGTTAAAGGTGAATTTTCAAAGTTATCGCCAGCACCGTTAACCACAGGCAAAGTATTAGCGTCTAGACCTACTGTGTCTATTTCACCAGTATCACCCTTGTCACCCTTTTCACCTTGCGGACCTCTAATTACTTGGCTTCTATCTTCCCAAGCGTTACTAGTGTAAACCTGATAAAGCCCTGCAGGCGCATTCGTTACAATTATACATTGTGCACCTTCAATAAGCTTTGTCGGATTGTTTGCGAAATAAGTATCGCGCTCGGCTTCACTGTTAAAAATCTGGTCGCTTGGAACATTTAAAGAGCCACCGCCACTACTTCCGCCACCGTCTAATACTTGCCAACTCATACTAAACCACCGTTATATTAATTGTTGCTGTGTTATTAGAGTAAGCCCAAGCACCTGAGTCACCGGCTTGGTTAGTTGCCTGTTTGTATGGTTCAATGATTACTGAGCCGTCATCGCTGTCTGGCTGGTCTGCCTTAGCGATCAAGTCAATAACTGAACCTGATTTATTTTGGAGTCTAATTTGAGTGCCAACAGTAACAGCGGGATAGCCTGTCTGTGCGTTTAGTGCAGCGTAAAGGTCAATATAAACGCCACCTTCGAGTTTTATGTCTGGTCTAGTGTCAGCCATTTTTTTGAGCCTCTATGCAATTTATATGCACAGTATAACAGCCACGATTTGCAATTAAAATAAATTTGTGATTTTGTATTGACTATGTAAAGTTAAATAACTATAGTTACGTAAAGTTAATTAATTGGAGAGAGTTGTGAGAGAGATTAAATTTAGGATTATAAACACAGTGAATGGGGGCTGCGATTTCGTTTCGCTTGAATATTTACTTTCAAATAACCAGTCGAATATAAGCCCAAAAAATATTATTGATGATTTTAAAATATCACAATACACCGGACTAAAAGACAAAAACGGTGTTGAGATTTATGAGGGTGATATTGTTAAAAGTCTAGGTGTGTCTGATTATTGTTTTGGTGTCAGACCTGTTGAATACATCAACTCATCATTTACTGTTAAAGGCTATGGTTTACTCGAAAGAATGGTTGAAGTAATCGGCAACATATACGAAAACCCAGAGCTATTGGAGAGTAAAAATGATTAGCACAGCAAATTGTATACTGCTAAAAGCGTTAGCAGTAGCACACACTGAAAACAGTGTAAAAGATGAATGCGAATATAGTACAAGCCATACAGCAGTACCGCACTATTTACGATTTAGCATTTACAATACAGATAGTGGTGACACTGTTTATGAAACTGGCACGGTAAACATAAAAGCAGAGAATCAAGAAGCTGTAACTGATAAGTTAATTGAAGCTGTTAAAGCTTGCGGGGAGTGGTTGTAGTTATGAAAGATGAAACTTACAAAGAAATACAATTAAAGGCAAAATTGAGCGCGAACAGAGTTGGGTTTGATTTTGAAAGTTATGGTCAAGCAACTCTTTTATTGTGTGAGTTAATTTTAAAAAATTTTGCTGGCTATAAAGTTAGCTATACAGAGGCTTTGTTTTTAAATTCAATGAGTCGCGAGTTAATCAGGAAGGATGGAAGAACACCTACCAAATTAGGGTCACAGCTTTTGTGTGAGGTTTACTACAAACACTCAGGCTTACAATCCGACGGTTGCGTGTGGGGTAAAAAATACAGATGTAAAAATAAAAACCCCTCGTAAATGAGGGGTTTTAGTCTTGTCGGGTTTAACCTTTTAGTTTAACTTTATTGACTAGTGAAGGTGGTAAATTTCCTTTTTCATCCAGCTTCACGTCAATTTCAGTACCAACTTTAACAACTTCACCGTCTACTTTTACCTTGCCGGTTACAATTGCTTTTGGTGATTTCTTGTTAGCCATAAATCACCTTACGCTTGCGTGCCAACTGCTAGACCCATGCGGCCATCAATATCAAACTTAAGTTGAATTGATTGTGCTACCATGTTTTGGAATACATAGTCATCTTCTGGGTTTGCGCGGAATTTAGCGCGCTGAGTTAATGGCATAGCATTTAATACTTCAACACACTCACGGTCACGAACAAGCGCAATAATTGTGTTAACCGGCACCGAGTCAGTTGCCACGATACGATCAACACCAGGGATGTTAAGAATTTCCTGCTCAATTGTGCGACGTTGTGCGCCTGTTGCAGTTGGGGCACCTTCCGCTGTTGACATTGCATCTTGGTAAGTCTGCATGTAGAAGTAGTCATCCCAGTTCATGTAAACCGTGAAACCGTACTTGTAGTTATCAGCGTGAGCCGCTTTTAACGTAGCAACAACAGCGTCTTTAATTTCTTTAGCTGTAGCACCTTGAATGGTTACACCGTGAACCGCTGTGTTACGCTGCGGGTGATTTAACAAGCCGTAAGCCTTAGAGCCAGAAACATCAACTAAGTTACCATCGTTATCAGTCAGACCGTTTAGCGCCATATCTTCTAGCTTTTCTAGGATGTGACGGTTTTTAGCTC